GCCGAGCTTGACGCGCGGCAGGTAGATGCAGATGGCGTCGGCGTTCGCCGCCGAGCCACTATCGACGCGCACGATCAGCTGAAGCTCGCTCTCGTTCAGGAAGGCGTTGAAGAGGGCGAAATCCTCGACGAATGCCGACACCGTGCCGGTGACGTTCGCGCGGCCGAGGAAGATCTCGGGCGCGATGTTCTGATTGATCACCGCTTGCATCTCGGCCTCGAGATCAAGCGCGATGTCGATGCTGGTGACGATGCCGAGCGGCGAGCTTCCCGCGTCCGGCGACAGGATCAGGCCATTGGCCGAAGCGCAGGCCGAGGTCGTCGTCGCGGCGGTCGGCGCGGTGAAGTAGGGCGCGCTGCCCGCCGAGAGCGAGACCGCGTTGCGGCCCATGACCGGGATCTCGACCGTCGAGAGGCCGGTGGCCGGGAGCGACAGCGAATAGCCGGACACGCGGCATTCGGTGAAGAGGCGCGACAGATCCAAGTCCTCGCGGTACTCCTCGATGCCGAACTTGCGCGCCGTGAAGCCGCTGGCCGGGACGATGGTGGTCTTGCCGGGGCGCGTCACCGTGAAGGTGGTGTCGGCCACCGCGTCGGTGGTCGGCGCGGGCGACACCGTCACTGTGCGGTTGCTCGTGCCACCGAAGGACCGGATCACGAAATTGCGGTCGTTGTTCGCCGTCGCGGCGAGCGTGCCGAAGCGGATGATGTCGCCGACGCGCAGACCGCTCGTCACCGGGTCGCCCGCAGTGAAGACGAAGGCCGAGGTCGAGTTGTCGCTGGTGACAGAGGTGAACTGCGTGTTGCTCAGCGACAGCGCCGACACCGCCGTGTCGCGATGCGCGGCGACCAGGAGCTCGAACTGCGTCCCCGGCGAAAGCTCGCCCGAGATCGAGCCCTCGACGCGCCGTAGCCCGTGGCGGAAATCGGTGATCTGCCGGTCGGTGCGGATCTCCTCGGACTGATAGCTATCCTTCACCAGGTTGAGGCTGGACGAGACACGCCGCAGCACCTGACCGCCGGACGTGCCGGGGTCGGTCGCGGTGCTCGGCTCGATGTTGGCCGTGATCGACCCGCTGGAATACGCCTTGTAGACGATGCGCGACTGTACGCCTTCGGAAATGGGCATGTCGGGTCTCCTTTAGCCCTGGAAGCGATATTGGAACGGGATCGACGCGCCGCGACCATACCACGCGCCGTTCGATCTAGCGATATCCGCGATGCCGATGATCGGCCCCACGAATGTCAGGTTGCCAGCGCGCCGCGCGCGGAGCGCCACGACGGCGGCGTCGAGAAGGTCGAGGGTGACATCCTCTCCGATGCCGACCTCAGAGAACACGCGCACCGCGACCGCGCCGAACCAGAGCCGCTCGTTGGCAAGAGACCCGCCGCCGAAGGCGCGCATCTCCTCGCGACTGAACTCGACGTGCAGGTGCAGCCAGTGCCGGACATCGCCGGGCGTCGGCGTCTCGGGGTGCGCGTTTTCGTGCCAGATGACGCGGTAGGTCTCGCCGTGCGGCCAGCGCGCGTCCCAGACAGCCTTGATCTCAGTTCGGATCGTGGTGCGGAGGCTCATGCCCGATACTCATACGTCCAGGGCATCATTGTGCCGCGAATGAACCACGCGCCGTCCTCGGTCGCGCTGTCGAAGATCTCGGTCGAGCCCTCGATGAACGACAGGCCCGCCTCGCGACGCGAGCGGTAGACACTGACCGCGTCATCGAGCAGGTCGAGCGCGGCGTCGTCGCCATAGCCGGTCTCGGCGATAACGCGGATCTCGACCGTTCCGCGCCACTCGCGGTCGGATGCCTCGCGGCCGCCGGCGAAGGCGCGGACATCCTCGCCGTCGTAGTCAATGGCGATGTGCAGCCACGCGCGCGCCTCGCCTGGCTCCGGGACGCTCTCGTTGTCGTTGACCTGCCAGAGTACCCGATAGGCCGTTCCATGCGGCCAGCGGGCATCCCAGGCGCTCCTGATGGCATCGCGGATCACGCGCAGCGTGCCGGACGGAGCGACGATCTCGATGACCGGCGCATTCGCGCCGACCACGATGGCCGCAGCCGCGACCGCGATGGCCTTGCCCGCCGCGATGACCGGAGACGCGGCGGTGAGCGTGATGGTGGCGGTCGGGACCGAGATCGACTTGCCCGCCGCAAGCTGCGGCGCGAGCGCCGCGAGAACTTGAGCCGAGGCGACCGGAACGACGACCCGCTTTCCTGCGCTGACCGTCGGAGCGGTGGCCGAGACGGTGATCGTCGCCGCCGGTGCCGAAATCGATGCACCAGAAGCCGCCTGGATGGTCGGTGCAGCGGCGGAAAGCGCGATGGTGGCCGAGGGTACCGCGACCCGCTTTCCGCTCGCCACCGCCGGGGAAAACGCGGCCAGCGTGATCGTAGCGGCAGGGACTGCTACGGACTTGCCCGTCCTGACCGCTGGCGCGGTAGCGGCGACGGTGATCGCGGCCGCCGGGCAGGTGATCGTCGCGCCGGTCGCCGTCTGGATGCTCGGAGCCAAGCCCGCGAGGCTGATCGTCGCGGCCGGAACGGCGATAAACTTGCCCGCGCTGACCGTCGGAGCGGTGGCCGAGACGGTGATCGTAACGGCGGGAGATGTGACCGTTGCGCCAGCCGCCGCGCCGTGCCCCAGCAACGGCGAGAAAAGGAACGAGAGACCGCTGATCGGCTTCGCCGCCTGCTGCGCGAACAGAGCCGATCCTGGCGTCCTGACGCGCAGCATGGCTCAGTCTCCGATCAGCGGCGGGCGGTTGGCGTAGGGGTGGTCAGCGGCGAGGGGAATGGCCCATTTCCAGGATAGGTAGCCCTCAAGCGCAACGCGCTGGACGTAGCTAAGAGCCACGGGGATCCAGAAGACCTCGAAAATCAGGCCATTGAATTGCTGCTGCGGCACGCCTCCTGGTGCGCCGCCGATATGCGAAAGGCTGGGTTGCCCCTGCGTCGCGGCATACGATCCATCGCCTGCGCCGTCTCTCCAGAAGCTACCAGAATCCAGCCCGTCCATTATCAGAATGTAGGAAACGTTAGCCTGGAGTTGCGAGTTGGCCGAATTGTTGTTCGTTTCCCATGTTCCCCACCGATCAGGGTTTGGTCCAGCGGTGCCAAGATTGGCGTAGAGTGCAGATCCAGAATTAGATGAGGTGTCTGTGGCCGTGATGCCTCGATACGCCGTCCCGCCGCCGGTTACGGCAGGCCGCACAGCGGCGGCTAGGGCCATGGACGCACTAACTGCGGCTGCATTCAGACTTAGAGTATCGTTTGATCCATCAAACGAAAGGGCACTCCTGCCGTTCTGGCTGACCGAAACAAGCGTCGGTTGATTGGCCGCTGTGGACTGCGAAGCGTGACGGCCGTTGCCGCTTTTGTCCCGCAATTCCGAAACGCCGGTGGCGAAACTCATCGTAGATATATCGGAGGCGTCCCACCAACCCGCGGGCCTCAACACCTCCGGCGTCCACAACCGCCCCTGAATAACCGCGCTGTCGTAGTCCGAGAGCCCGCGCGGCATCAGACCGTCTCTTCGGACCAGGACCGGACGTAGAGTTCGTTTCCGGACCCGGGAAGCGCCACGCCGCTGTTGTTGATGACACTCATCCTCAGCGAGAAGGGCGGAAGGTTGCACTTCTGGATGCCGATCTTTGCCGAGGTTCCAGAGGTCAACGGAAACTGGATGATTTCGCCGCCGACCTTGTCACTCGTATCGGTGCCATCGTTGATCGTCACGCGAATGCTGACCGAGCCGCCGGTCGAAGGCGTCATCGAGCCGAGCTTGAGCGTCAAGATCGCATACGGATCCTTGTTGCCGCTGTTGTCGTAGGTGACGACGGCGCTCTCTGTGCCATTGGCGATGCTGTTCGCGACGGTGCCCAGGAAATTGCTCGAGCGCGTCCTCGGCGTGGTGTACTGAATCGAGGGCATCACCGACCTCCCCGCGCAAGCCCAACGGCCCGCGCGTCAACCGTCACACCGTGCGCCTCCGCCCACGACGGATGCCGCGTGCGCCGCGAGAGCGCCAGCAGCGCCTCGCCCTCGGCGGGCTGGAGGATCCGACCGGCGACCAGCACCTCCAGCTGCGCGCGGGCCGATGGCCGCGACAGGTCGAGGCCGGAGCCCCGGATCAGTTCCAAGCCCCACCGCACAACCGGCGTCGTCTCGGCCAGCACCTCCAGGGCGTCGAGGAACGTCGCGCCGGCGGTCGGACCGAGCGCATCGAGGATCGAGCCGATGCCGATCTGCGTCTTCTCCCATGCCTCGACCGCCGGGAGCGTCGGGTCGGGCTCGTTGAGCGCGGCCGCAGCCGCCCAATCTGGCAGGTCTGCGAGGTCGGGCTGAGCGAGGCGGTCGGCGAGCGTCATGAGATGCCTCGCAGGAGTTCGAGCGTTGCCTCGGTCTCGGCGATTTCGGTCTCGATCTGCTCCAGCCTCGCGGCGTCGCCCAACCGCTGCGATGAGGTGCGGAGCGCGGTCAGGTTCGACAACCGCGCCACCGCGAGCGCGATCAGGTCGGGGATGGTCATGATCAGATCACCATCTGCCGCAGATGCACGGCGCTGGTGTTGAGCACCATGTGAATATAGTCGATCTCGGTCGCGCCGTCCCTGAAGGTCACGTCGAACGCCGTGTCCCCAAGCACCGCTGCGCCGTTGGGGTAGAGCATCTGCCCCCACCCATCCATCGCCGACTGCGCAAGATCGTATCGGAACCAGCGGCCCGTCGCGTCCTTCTGCGCGTAGATCGCATCCTTGCAATATATCCACTTCGTTCCCGTCGTGAACGTCTCGACGGCTGGCGAATACGTAAGCGCCGCCCAGCTATTCGCCGCAATGTCGTAGCGGTCGAGCAGCGCGCCGCCACCGGCGCGGAACGAGTAGATATAGCGCCCGTTGAGGATCGCGCTCTCGTTGTTCCAGTCCGATGCCGACACGCTGTGAATCCAGCTTCCCGACGCCGCAGCACCCGGAGCGCCGCCGCGCGCCACGCTGGGAGAGAGCGTGGACCAGGTGTTGGCGCTGATGCTGTAGCGGTACATCGTCACGGCGTTGTTGCCGAGGGCGTAAATGAAATCGTCGTTGCCTTCGAGACTGTACTGCGAGGTCGCATCCGGCGTCGTCGTCCAGGCACTCGAAACGGTGATGACCGTCGCCGTGTTGCTTGCCACCGTGCGGATCTGTCCTGCGCCCGTGCCGGCGCTGATACGGATCTGGTAGTTCGCCCACTGGTTCGTCGTCCACGACTTCGCGCTGTTGGTCAGCGTCGTGGATGCGCCAGCCGTCGCCGTTCCTGTAGCGAACGACTTAAAGCCGAGATCGAGCCATGACGGCGTCGAGATGAGCCGACCGTCCGTGCCCCATGACGCCGGAAGGCCGGTGTTGACCAGCGTGGCCCAGGTATTCGTCGAGAAGTCGTATCGCTTGAAAGAGCCGCTCGCGAGCGTGCCCGCGCCCAGAACGAAGAAGACCGGCGTCTTCAGTCGATACTGCGAGGTGTTGTCGAAAGCGGTCGCCTCGGCAGCGCCCTCAAACGTAATGACAGCGTTTGCGCCGATGGTATTCGAGGCAATCGTTTTGAGCTTTCCGGCGTTCGTGCCGCCGACGAAGAACACGCTGTAGCCGCGCAGATCGCGCGCCAGCGTCTGGTTCGTCGTGATGGTCGTCGTCGTTCCTGCGGTCGCCGTCAGGAACGATACGCCCGCCGTTGCGCCTGTCGAGAACGCGCCCGCCACGCCGCAAGCACCAGCGCCGAACGTGCCCGCGAGCGCGGGCGACGGCACCTGAACCCAGCCGTCTTCATTGGGGTTGTACAGATGCGCGACGGTGTTGCTGGAGACCAGCAACTGCTGCTGCCGGTAGTGGCGCGACGACACGATGAAGTGCGCCGCCGCCGTCACCTGCGGGGCAACGCCGCCCACCATCTCCCATCGCTTGAGGTCGAGGATCTTGCGGTTTCCGTTCGTGGTCGCCATTAGGTCACCGAGATGTTGCGGCGGAGGTTGTCCGCCTGGAGATGCATCAGCGCAGGGATCTGATCCTGCGCGGCGAAGCCGCCCATCTGCGACTGGTTGGTCACCGTCGAGACCGTGGTCACCGTCGAGACGGTCGTGATGGCGGCCAACGTCAGCGAGGCGCTGATCGAGTCCAGCAACATCCTCACGCGACCGCCCGTATCGACAGTCAGCAGGCCCGCAGCGCGG